TTATTAGGTTTTGCATACCTTTCACCATTCTTCCTTACTTTATACGTTTTCCCCTTACCTTTACATGAGGGGCAAGTAAACGCCTGTGTCCTGTAGATGGTTTCACTATTCGCTTTGACCGCTTCTTTAAATTCTTGAACAGTTGACGTAAACTCAAAGAGTCCGTGCCAATCTTTCTTATCTTTAATGCGTTTAGAGAATATGACTTGGGACATTTGCTCTGGCGAATTAAGATTGATAGGTGTGTCGCCCATAAGTTGCCTGACTTTTGTTTGCAAGCGGCCTTCAATCTCCGCTTTCTCTTTTTCAAATTCATCTCTTACTCGCCCCAACTCTTGAAGATCAACTCTGAATCCTGACATGTACATTTTGGTGAGGGTTCTACAGGTTTCAAAGCTGGTATCTCTAATGGTGCAGAGACTATGGGACTCTGGCTTGGCGTAGTCTTCTTGGATACTGTGGAACAACTGGCTAGTTGTGAGAAGGTCATACCTAAGATAAAGGCTGAGATCACTAAGAGGAATCTCGTTAGTGTTGTAACCATCTTTGAAATACCTTTTAAGAGTATCATCTTTTTGTACCTCTAACTGTCTACGCTCAGCACATGCAGCCAAGCTTAGTGGGTTGCGTTGACCCCTATCTAACACATAATCTGCTAACATAGTGTCATATATAGGGCCATCATATTTATACCCCGCTTCCCATAACCACATCAAGTCGTGCTGTGCATTGTGCATTATGAGTAGCGTTGTCATATCTAGAATAGACTGTAGTACAAACCTACCTCTACCAGAAGAATCTTTGTACTCGTCATGATCTAGTGTTATTATGTTCTCATTCTTCCAATTGTCTACATCTAGTGTACCAACTTGTACAAGTGTATTACTTGGTTCAAACGGATCTAAGTGATCCTTACCGTTTCTTTTAGTGATGCTGTTCTCAACATCTAATACGTTTCTCATGTCTCACCTCATGCTGAATATATAGAGCGTGACCCATCTAGTACACAAGTAATTTTACCCTGGAATCCATTCAGCTTGTTCTTAGCTAGGTTGAGGTATCTCACTGGATCTTCTTCCTCACCCTCTGCTTGTTGTGTCTTACCTATTAGTATCATAAGGTCAGCCTCTGCTGCCTTACCTGTCTTTGATCCTTCCATCATAGCTTGATTCAAGTCTGCCTTACCTTCAGCCTCTGCTGATAATTGTGACATCCATATCACACAGCAATCATACTGCTTAGCTATATTACGAGCATGGATCGCTGCAGTCTTAAGAGTGATGTCACTACGTTCACTACTAATATCAGCGAACTTGTCACCCATGTCAAGCACTACGATGTCAGGCTGCTCCTGCTTAACTACAGATTCAACCCATGCCATACCTTTACCAGTACTATCTTTGAATAGTAGTTGCTTGCGGATAGGCTCATATCTTTTATAAGCTAATGCTTTATTCTCACGTATTTCTTTCATTGTCATGTTGGATGAAGCACTAATGTACCTAGCAGCTACACGGGTGTATGCCTCTTCATTACATAGCACTATACACTTAGCCCCTTGATGTGCAAACCCATCTGCACCTGCTAATATAGAGGCATGGAAAGAAGTCTTACCAGTATTGGGACGAGCGCCAACCAACACAAGATGACCACCACTAACACCTTCCACCCTACGAGCCAGGGATGATATGTTAAATGTCCATTTGGATTCCAGCGCTGTTGCATCAAGTATTGTGTCAAGGCTATTGTCATCCCAATCAACACGCAGGTTAGGAGTAAAGTCATCTTTGTAATCCTCTAGTAATTGTCGTAAAGGTTCCAGGCTATTCTCTGTACCATTAACAAAGTCAAAGCCAAGGTTAGCTACCCTATCTCCAACATGCTGCTGAAACAATTGGGATAAAGTATCCTGTGCTATCTCTTGCTTGATAGGTTCAGTAATACTGATACGCTTGAAGAGATCCTCATATGCACCGCGTGTAGCTGTGGTCATGCTAGCATTCATACGATTGAACACAGCTTCTAGATCAGCTACAGTTAAGTCACCTTCATAAGCTTCCATTGCACCATCAAGTGCTTGCTTTATCTTGCGTACATCCTTGGTGAATATTTTATCAGGGCATTTAATTCCTTTGTGTTGCTCATAAAACTCACGGTTTAGTAGAGTTTTTAGTAGTGCTAATTCCATCATGTCTGTTTATCTCCGCTCTTTCCATTGCGCGTTTACGTTCTTCCTGTGTGAAAGGTAGTATGTGTTTTGTTTTATAGTCTACTACAACACCAGTGTTCCAACGTGCTGCTTCTTCCTCTGCTTTATCCCTATTAAGAAATAATTTTGGTGTTGATCTTCCTGTAAAACCCATAGTGTTCTCAGGTACATACATCCAATCACCATCTACATCTATCATTACTGCATACTGTTTCATCTTCATTTACCACACACCTCTTGTAGTTTTTCTATATCCTCTGGCATACGATACTTAATATCATCAGACAGACTCAAAGCAGTAGCTTGTTTACCTGTCCATAGTTCTATCTCTCTACGATACTCAATCGTCTTACCTACTGCGTCAGGATCTAGAGCTATTACTGATTGGTTATACTCACCTATCTTTTCGAAGTGTTTATGATTCATAGTGGTACCCAAGATAGCCATACAGGTTACATTAGATAGCTCTTGGTATGCAACAATAGCAGAGATAACATCCTCTACGATTAGTATTATATCACCGTCACCTATCACGTAGTAGTGTGCTGCTCCTGTATAGCGATACCACTTAGGGTGTTTCTTAATTCCTACTGCCCTACCTACAGCATCAATGATGCGTCCCTTATGGTGGATGGGAAAGACAACACGCTCTTGCTGTACATCATAGTACGTTCCACCAACGATACCCCAGCGCCGTAAGAATCTGTTGTGCTTGATATGTTGTGGTGTAGGTATAACTAACTGGGCGGGTATTTCCATAGTCTCAATCTCTTTAGGTTGTTCCTCTTGCGTTGGGCGCATGTGTCTACGTATCTCAGAGGCAGTCATGTCCGTATCAAACACACCGCCAACATCACACCCTAGCTTGTAGCAGTTATACTTAAGTTGCCCTAGTTCACAAGAGGCAGTGAAAGTATTTTTACCACCACAGAATGGGCAGTCTCCACGATAGCTGCCCTCACCCGCAACTGCCCCAGCATATTCCATATGATCTTTCCATTTACTCTTCTTCATTGTTTAACCTTTTTTATTAAAGACAATCTAGTGTCATCATCAAGAATTTCTTTAGCTTTATTAGAGTTTAGAAAGTCTAGCTGAGCTTTTACATACTCCTCATTGTTGTTATAACTCCTTGCTGCTAGTGCTTTAGTCGCACCACTTAATGTGTTTACCATGTAAGGTTTAACTGACGTAATGTTCTTGTGTCCAGTAACCTGCATTATGTTAGCTAAGTCAACACCACCTTCCATCATTTCTGTAACAGCAGTTCGTCGTAAGTCCATAGCTGTTAGCTCAAGTGGTAGATTAGCTTCTTGTAGTATCTCATTGATAAGTATAGATATTTCTTGTTTATCATAGGGCGTATAAGATCCACCGCGTGGCTTAATTCTTGGTGCCACATAATTTTGAAACCCAAAGTCATCCTTCTGCTGACGCAGCATACCGCACAACCCACCAGAGATGGGCAGCTTTACCTGTGCGTTACGCTTTGATTGTGTCAGTATAAGTTGGCAAACTTGTAAATCCAACTTATCCCATGTCAGTAGGCGCATGTCACCAACACGCTGCCCCCAATCATAGGCCATATGCACAATCAAACTAATGCTGCGCCAGCGGAAGTCACTGTAACCTGTCTCAAGGAATTGCTGCACCTGCTCACGCTCCCACACAGTGCGACGAGGGGGCGGGCTAACACTTTTTACAAGTGCTATTGGGTTGTGCATCATAATGTCATATCTCATAGCGTGTTTCCATGCAGCCGATAACACGGACTTACGATAATTAGCATTGCGTATACCTGTGACCAACCAGGTTTCATACGCTTGCGTGATGTGACGTACCTTGATTTTGTTACAGCGGTAATCCCCAAGATCCGCACCCTCAACGTTAGTATTAATCGCCGTGACCAAATGGCTTTCATAATCACGTTGTGTATTGGGTTTAAGCCTGTGAAAAGCAGAGGACGCAATAAAAAACTCTGCTATTTCTGTTAGCTTTGCATTGGGCTTGGGGATATTCAAATTCATGTTACCATTGTCTCCTTGTTTTCCAGTAAGACCAGCATCTGTTACAATGATCTTTACCAAATACTAAATCAATAAGCCGTACCATATTAAGCTTACCGTTCCTCTTCCACTCCCAGTTCCTCGCTGAGAATGTCTGATTAAGAGTGCCACCTAGTATAACGTTTGTCAATACGCTTATAGATATGGCAACCCTTATCAAGTATTGCTTCATTACTTACCTTTCATGTGTCTGTAACACAGGTAGATGAATCCAAATAGATATGCGAAACCTACAGCTAAAGGTAGGGCAAACATTAAAACATTGGATACCACACTTCACCTCTGTCTATTGCCTCCTTAACTGGTGCAGCCTCACGTTCTAGCTGCTTACCTTTCTGTTTATCACCCTGCCAGTACGCATCATCAGCAAGCTTCATTAGCCAATCATAATGCTTTTGCGCTGGGACTACACGGTTATCCTGGTGCATCTATTATCTCCTTGCAATGAGTACACACGATCTTTGTCCATTCCATGTGGCTTAAGATGTGTACAGTTTTACAGTGTGGACATACAATCTTATGCATGTTCAACTAACTCCAATACACAGCGTGAAAACTTAGTCTTCATCATAGATTCAGCGCTGTTTTTACTTGATGTGCTGTACCAACAGATAAGTTTACCTGCCTTATCGTAGAAATTAACTCTGTAAGTCACCGTATGTCTCCTTCCATGCTGCACTCTTATGAATAGAACGCTGTGGTGGTGCGTCCTGGTTGCGGTGTTCTCTGATTTGATCACGTGCCCATGAGTAACTAATGTTAAACTCACGTGCTGCCGCTGCTATGCTGTGGAAGTCTTGCCCCCACAAACGATATGATCCTGTTACTTGAACCTGACTAGGCTCATACTTAACACGTTGATTCATTGGTATATTCTTTGGTTGCATTATGATGCCTCGCTGATTAGGTGGTAACGTTTGTACCGTTGACGTGTTACAGGATGTGCTTTTAACACTTTGTTAAACTTATATCCTAGATCCTCTAGATCATTGATACGCCGTGACAGTGACATGATATTGTACTGCGTAATAGCTTCTAGATTAGAGATGCTACCCACTGTTTGTAGGTGTTTAACTATTGTTTTTAATTGTGGTTTCATGATGATGTCTCCTTCTCTTGTTTGATTTCATCCATGATTTTAATAAGTGTATTCACTGAGTCACTAGGCATACGTAGTATCTCGCCTGTGTCTGTGTTGTTCACGATCATCTCACCAGTGTTAAAGTAGTGAGCTTGCCAACCTTGTGTCAGGTTATGTGTTGCTAAACATTTCATGTCTTGTCTCCTTGTATCCTTTACTTAAGCGATATCGTTGTATGTGTCAATACGTTTTTTATTTTTATTATACTTACCGCGTGTACCTCTGAATACTATTTCATCAATGCTTCCGGTTTTACCTCGTCTTTCTTTTAGTGGTACACCAGCTATACTTTGTGTAATCTTTACCCCATCCAGTGGGCTTTCAATTTGGTTTGCTATAGTCTTCATATACATGCAGAAATCTGCAGCATCATATAGTTTATCCACGTCTATATCTAATACTATTACAGCTCTCATTGGATGTGACATTTGCTTAACCTTTTTCCTTTATGTAGCTGCCAATGGTCTGTTCAATCATGTCGTGCAGCGTGTTAAACCTATCTTGTGCTTCATCTGTGTACTGGCAGCAATCATGCACCTTGTCATGCGTATACAGCGTCTGTGGTGCTGTCACGTTTGCGTAATACATATTTTCTAGGACAGTATCAGCTATTTCTGCAGCCAGTTCTGTCAGTGTTGCGGGTATGTGCATGTGGTCTCTCATTTGTCTAACTCCAGTACTGTTTCTGTGATTGCTGCTATCTTTGCATAGACCTTTTCCCAATCCCAGTATTC